GCAATTTTTTTAACTCTTCTTTATCTTGAGCAGTATTAAAGTTATCTACATCAGCGGGAGTTGCGATAGGTATGTCAAATGCCTCTTGAAGCATCACCTGTTCAACCAGCCGAAAAAGATCGGAGGCTTCAAAAGATTCGGTGAAGTAATTTTCTACTAATAAGTCAAGTTCGTTCATAATATATAAATAGTTTTTAAAACCCTAACAGGTCACCTTCTGAAATAAGGGTGTAACTAAAAGCATTTCCATATCTATCAGCGCTTTTATTTATTAATTTCATGAAGTCGTTAAAATCTCCTGTATTTTTAAATACTTGGCAGCCTGCGGAATAGGAATTTACGAGATCTGCTTCACCATATTTGCGGCTACGATGGATATTTATTCCGAACATCCCTTCGTCAATGGTGCCAGCGTCTCGGTCGTGCTCGTGGTCCTTGTCAGCGTCCCTATATACTTTTACATTACCTCGTCTTTGACATAAAGCTGAGTAACCCGTAACGCCGTGACCATCAATCTTGTATACACCTCGATATTGGTCTGGAACAAGAATAGCACAGCCCTTGCTGTTCATCGGTTTTTCTTGCCAGACCTTGCCTGGGTCTGTTGTGATGGAATATGAGCGGACTTCCCAGTTCTTCTTTGTATCACGATAGATGACAACAAGTGCATCATCAAACTTGTTGAAAATATCCTGATCACTACGCACACCGATAATATTCACATTATATGGTGACTTGTTGGTGAGTCCGAAGAAAGCATATCCTTTTTGCTGTAGCGACTTTCTGAACTGCTCTTTGATGATAAAGGCATGAAGCCCTTTTATGGTTGCCATTGTTTTGTTTCCTTAAAAAATAATATCCGCAATACCAAGCTCTACTGCTTCCTCTGCGGTGAAGTAAGCATTAACCTTGCGGTTAAGAATCTTCTTTAAGTGAGACTTGCTCATATTTGTTTCCTGAACCATCGCCTCAATATATCTGTCTTGAGTCCAGCGAATTTCATCCATTTCATTTTCAAGATTATGAATTGATCCATGGTTTCCGCCAAGAACTGCATGAATCATAACGCGGCAGTTTTTACCGATACGACGCTTGCCCTTGGTTCCAGACGCCAGCAGGAGAGTGCCTGCCGAAAAGACTTTTCCAAGTCCTACGGTATGAATGTCACAACTATCTCGCACTGTTCGCATTAGATCATGAATACCAAACATCTCTTGTGCGTTCCCGCCAAGGGTTGAAATAATAAACTCAAATGGAGCGTAGCTAACCAAGATTTCTGAATTTTCGTCTTTCGGGTCGGAGAGTTTAAATTCTGCCCCTGACTCATAAAGTGCAATCATGCCATACATAATCTCGCCAGCTTTTTCTTCGTCGAGATCACCACAAATGCCCATAAGACGAGGCATTTCATCTTTCTTCTGCGCGTAATAGACTGCTTCTTTTTCTTCCTGAGTGCTTTCTTCGGTCTCTTTCTTTTTCGCAAATCGTGGTGTAAAAATCATAATACTGCTCCTGCTTTTACAAGCTTCTTATTACGGAGTTTTTCATTTCCGTGTGATGTGATCTCAACAAGGCGGATTGGAAATTTTTCCGCCCAAGACTGCCATTTTCGCGGGGTGTCAAAGTCCTGTGCGAAAATCATCGTGTACTCTTCGGTTTTGGCATTATAGCCATCGCCAATAATCTCCCAGTCACCGAGGATCTTAACGACTTTATTTAGTGCTCGCTTTCCTTTGATGTTTTCAACTTGAAGACAATAGTTTGCCTTCGGGTCTGTTGATTCGCGTCTCCATGCAAAAGCTTTCATGCTTTCTCCTTTTGTATTGGAAGTATTAATATAACAGATTATAAATCAAGTGTCAAGAATTATTTTTGACCCAATTAATAATTTCTAGTAATTGTTCTCGCGTAAGCTGTTGAATTGTCGGAGCACCTTTTTGACCAAAGCGAGGAAGAAGTTCTGGTGGGACTTCTATCTCTCCTTTATCGGTTTTTACCTTTACTGGGCTATCTGGATATTTATCAGACGGAACACTTCTCTTAAGTTTCTTTTGGAATGTCTCAACATCAAAAACAATTTGAAGTGCATTTTGCACGGTCTTAGGTAGCTCTTTTTCGTTCTCATCAGCCCAGAGTGCATACTGAACAAGGTCTGTGATTTGATCGCCGTAATCAGCAACGCCTTGGTCCTGAACATATTCGAGCGCTCTAAGAATTTCTCTGCCTGTTGGGTTTTGAGGATCTCTGGAAGAAACCCAGGCTTGAAGCTCTTCTTTCCCATCTTGAAGAATAACTTTCGCACGCTCCCAAGAGGCACCCTTAAAAGGGTTTCGCATAAACTCTGATTGTTTTTTACCTTTGGGGTCTTTAAGTTCCATTCTATCATTTTGTAAAACACTTGGATCAAAGTCTGAGCGCAGTTCACCAGTTCTAACATCAAAAAGGTTTGGGTAGGGATTAAGGTTTAAAATAGTAATGCCTCGTTCACCCTCCATTTGTGCATAGGTGCCTTGGTCTACAATATTTTTTTGATAAGCGTTTGTAACTTGTTGGGCGATTTTGCTCCCAACGGTTCTCTCTCTTTTTGCATCTGTTTCAACAGAGTAGTCTGGTGGCACATTAATTGTGAAGACAGCAACATCATATCCAATATCAACAAGTTGGCGCATGATCTTTTTCATTTTATTAGGATTTTCACCTGTGGTATCAAATAACAGGGGAAGTGCCTGATTAATCTTTCGCTTCGTCTTGTCAGACACTGCTTGTTGGAGAAGCTTTCTAACTTCTTGTTTCTTTTCGTAGTCCTCGCCAGAGGATGGCTCTTGAAATTTAAGAGTCAAGCCAAACTTTGGGAAAACCTTCTCAACTGCATCGTCCGTGTTGATTGGAACAAAGCTGTCTGGCAATCCTAAAAGATTTTTAGTAAATGATTTACCAGATCCTGCTGGACCGAGAATGAAGAATGCTTTAAACGGGTGTTCTACTTGTTTGATTCCGCTCTGAAGAGCTTCTTGCAACTTCACCTCTTGAATAAGTTTTCGCAAGTCATCAATATTCATAATAAGTGTTCCTATATTTCATTATAAATAGTTTTTATATAATCATTATAACAAAAAACCGTGGAAGATTCCACGGTTTTTGTTTATTTAGGAGATTTGTTTCAAATTATTTATTTGAAAGTCGTGTGATTACACGGCGAAGAACCTCGTTAACGAGATCATCGTTGTTGGATTCATCAAGGTCTTCTTCGTCAGAATGACGCTTTGCTTTGTGAGCGCGATGAGCCTCTGCGATTGAAGCATCTGTTACTTGAATGTCTTCAAAGGCTACATTCTCAAGGATGGTGCCATTCTCCAACTTCATATCGTAGTGGGTAACGCGACCCTCTTTCTTGCTCCAGTTGTGACCAACGGCTTCAGCCATCTGGAACTTGCCTTCGTGCTGGACACCGCCGTGGTGTACACAATAGTGATTAGGGGCGAAAGCTCCCTCTTCTTCTTCAAGGGGCTCTTCCTCTTCATCACCAAGCTCGGGTGCGGGCTCATCGCCCATGTCAAGATCTAGTTCCTCGTCGTCTCCGCCCATGTCCATGTCCATTTCCAAGTCTTCACCGCCATCGGTTTCAACTTCAATTGGTTCTTCAAGGTCAAGGGCTGCGGAAAGCTCTTGTGCGACTGCGCGAACGATGTCGGCAGCGAGGTCTTCTTTTTGGTCTGGACTTAAATCTAAATCACCTCCTTCATCGGAAGGTTCCATTTCTACGTCCATTTCTGCGTCCATTTCTGCGTCCATTTCTAAGCCCGCATCTTCTGGTCCCTCATCACCGGGAAGCTCGGGCTCCTCTTCGTGACGGTCGCCAGCGTGCTCCATTTCTTCAAGTTCGTCTTCCTCTCTGTCACCAGAGGGACAATGCATCTCGCCAATAGCGGGAATACCTGCGAGACCTTGGAAGCGGCGGATCTCATTTTCAGAAAGTAATTTCTTTTTGCTCATAATAAATTCTCCTAAATGCGTTATTTGAGTGCAAAATAATCACTTATAATTAGATTGTCAAAGCACAAAAAGAACAAAATTACAGAAGTTTCTTTAATTTAGCTAATGCTGCCTTCTCAAGTTGCTGTGCTCGGGCTGTTGTGATTCCAAGGCGTTCAGCAATTTGTCGTAGTTTCATCGCTCCATTTTTATCAACTGCAATGTTAACACAATTTAAGTCTTCTTCAAAATTAATCCAATCTCGGCAGTCTGAGACGGGGCAAGATACTTTAAGTTCACAACATTTTTTAGCGCATTCGGTCATAAGTCTGGGTGTTCCTGTGCAATGACATCAAAGATGTCTTCTAATTCCCCCTCGTTGATTCCAAACATCGACGAGAGTTCTTTTCCTTTTTGTTTTAGCTTATCTGATTTGGCATGTCTCTTTGAAGATTTCACTTTGCTGTTTCGCAACTTCCATTCGTCAAACCATACCATAAATTGGGCGTCTTCTTCCAAAAACGCTTTTATAATACCTCGTAAAAAACCCGCTTGGGTCATGCCGTGGTAATGAAGACGAACTTTTAACTCTACCTTGTGTGATTCAGGTATATAAGTTTGAATCTTCTCGCCTTTTTCATCCCACTGCTTTTTAGGCATTAATATCTCCACATAATGTGTGTATTACTCTCGGCAAGCCCTGAAGCGGTCTGACGGATGAATCGCGCGTTCTCACGAAGCTCCTGGGGGTTGCGAGCACCTGAATAGGAAAGTCCGCTGCGGATTCCGTTTTCAAGACCCTCTAATATGGGGAAGACAGCACCCTTATATGGAATCACTGTTGCGACACCTTCAAGCGAGGAAGTCTTCCCTCGCCAGTCCATTTGGGCATCTTTGCTCGCCATTCCGCGATAAGATTTATATCTTTCCCCGTCTTTATAAACAACGTCACCTGGGGCTTCGGATGTTCCGGCTAAAAGCGAGCCGACCATTACAAAGTCGGCACCTGCCGCGAGAGCTTTGACCATATCGCCAGATGTTTTAATTCCGCCATCTGCGATAATCTTAAGATCTGGATATTTCTCTTTTGCTCTAACGCACTCAATGACAGACGCCAGTGTTGGCATCCCATGACCAGTTTGAATACGGGTAGAACAAATCGACCCTCCACCAATGCCGACGCGGAGACTATCCACACCGATCTGTGCGAGAGCCAGAGCACCCGTATAAGTGGCGATATTGCCAGCCATAATATGTGCTTTTTCACTAAAACGATCAACAATATTATAGGCACCAGCGTGCATTAGAACATGATCTCCGTGAGCCACATCCAAACAAAGAACGCTTGCCCCAGCATCAATTAAAGAGGCAGCACGCTCAACATAATCGCCTGTGATACCAATGGCGGCACCGACGTTTTTTAGCCCACTATCTGATGCCTTGGAAACAATCTCTGTTTGTTTCTCAATTGTATTATAGCGATGTACAATACCAAGCGCACCGAATTCAGCCAATCTCGCTGCCATAAGACCGCCGCACACAGTATCCATAGGGGCTGAGACAATCGGGACACGAAGCTCTAAGCCCTCTGATAATTCTGTATTTAGCGTAACCTCTCTGCGCGATTTAATGTTGCTATACTGAGGTGTCAGCAAAACGTCGTCAAATGTGAGGTGTGTTTCAAGGTTCATCTTTCTCTTCCATGGTTTTAAGGAAATTGCTTATAACTTCTTGTGCTGTGTTCCAACAATGTGGGCAATAAAGCCGAACGGGGTTTTCCTCGTCCTCTTTACGAACAACAACGTTCCAAGTTGTTGCCATCTCTTTATTTTTCTTATCATATGGGATCTCACAGGCAGTGCATTCTTCGGGTAGTTTACCGAACATGGCGACTTGTGCCGCTAAGTCCTCATTTCCGTCTTTTCGGATTTGTGCGTCTCTCGCACGTCTTTGTTTTCTATTCATTTTTTATCTCCATTGGTAGGAAACCCTTTTTTGACTAATAGATTTCCCATATCAACATAATCCTGATTTATATCGAACGAGACCCACTTGAGCCCTCTGGCATTGCATACAAACGCTTCACTGCCTGTTCCCGAAAACGGGATTACAACTTTAGAATCAGCGTCAACGATGCAAGCATCAAGCAATTTTTCAGTCAATTTAATTGGTTTTTGAGTCGGATGTATAATTTGGTCTTCAAGTGATAAAGACTTTGCCTCTTTTCTCGTAAAAATATCTTTTTTTGATGGTGAGTAAACAAATCTTTCAGACCCCCCGCCAGCGAGAGATGACATCTTAATAACATCTCGTGGCAAAGCACCCTTTTCGTTCACTGTATAGGTTGTCTCTGTTTTGCCGAATCTGCCTTTTGTTGGTGGTCTCTTTCTTTTTCCATCAGAATAACCCTTAATATAGGTCTCTGTATATGGCTCTCTAACCGCATCACGGTTAAAGGCTCTTTCTCCCCTGTCTTTCCATACACACAGAATAGATTCATGACTACGTTGCCAAAAGTTTAACGATGGCACTGTTTTGTTCGTATAATGCCATATCAACCATCTATATGGTAAATTAACTTTGCAAGATACATGAGCTAGGATTTCACTAAACCCATAAATATACATGGTTCCTGACGGCTTTAGTGCTCTCTCGCATTGCGTAATCCAAGATTCACACCAATCTACATATTGTTGTATATCTTTCTTGGTCTTATTGTTTCCAAAGTCTTTTCCAATATTGTAAGGGGGATCAACTATAAAGCAGTCTACCGAGTTGTCTTCTAATTGAGACAATCCCTCGATACAATCAATTAAGTTAACTTCATTCCAATTCAAAATTACAATCCTACCAGTTTCCGATTACAGGGCGAACAAACGGAAGTTTGATAAGGCTCCGAAACTTGTTATAGCCACCTACCATGTAATCATCATTTCCGCCGCTGTTGCCACCTTGCTGTCGGCTAAACACCGAAGAGGGCAAATGTTTTTGAAAATCAACCTTGCTCATAAAGAGTGCTCGGAATTGAGGAGGTCTTGCACCCGGTTTCCAATTTATCCTATCTTGAGATGGCTCAGGATTAATTCCAAAGAATATAAGCCTGTCCCAGTCTTTGTATTGTGCAATATGGTTGAATGTAAACTCATCAGGATTAATCAATTTCTTTCCCAACTTTTTATCCATGGGAGAGTTCGCAAGAGAAAATTTAATCTCTGTCTTATAGCCATCAAAAATTCTATCATGACCCACATTTGTAGGTGAACTTACACTACAACCAAGATTCTTCATAAACTGTTCTACAAGAGCTTCGCCAAAAACTCCTTTGTTCTTGGTGCTCAAATTCACATAAGATTCAAACAATGTCCCTTTCCAATTGTTGTGAAGATTGTCTGTAAGAATTGCATTAAGACGCCCATCTTCAAATAGTTGATTAATCATTTGCATCTGTACTCCCCAAGGCTCCATCGCCCCTTTCGCTAATCGTAATAGGATACCAGCCATAAAGGTCTGGATTCGTGGTCTCAAGAGCACGGAATGAAACGACTGGTGTCATGACAACCTGTGCAATCTTAGTGTGCGGCTCAACAATCTGTGGTTCAGTCCCAATGTTGTGGAGGTTGACGAAGACTTCTCCGTCATAACCCGAATCCACCACACAGGCACCCACAATCAGTGAACGCTTTGATGCAACGCTGGAACGATTCTTTACCTCCAGCATATAGCCGTGAGGGACACCAAACTTAAGCCCAGTGGACAGAATGACACTCTGTCCTGGCTCAATGGTAATTGCTTCCCGTTCCTTTGGTGAAAAATAAACATCCAGCCCCGCATCGCTTGGATTCCCTCGTGTTGGAGGGTGCGAATTAAAGTGGGTTCTGTGATATTCAATAATCACTTCTCACCTCGCAAGAAGTTAAACATCTCAACAAGCTCGTCGATATCTTGATCTGCCTTGAGCATGCGGTAAGCCTTTACTGCGATAGAGATCTCATCTCCTGACAGCCAACCTTGCTCCTTGAACTCTGCCTTGAGTTCACGCTTTTGTTCTGCGTATGGCTCAATAGCATCCTCAATAGCCCTGAGTGAGCGAATATATTCAAGCACCTTTTGACGCTTTGCTTCTTCTTCTTGGTTAAGTTGTGCTTCCACAACAACATCGTTACTTACAAGTGATAAGTCCATTACATTCTCCTAATTAATGTTTTACTATTATAACTGAGGTATTTTTAATTGTCAAGACAATAATCTAAAATTATGTCGTAAAGATCTCGTACTAAAGCCCCATGTTGGGTGATAGTCAAGCTTCGCCATATACGGGCGGTTAAGATAGAGGATATCAAGCTTAGAGTTCACGCCCCAGCACTTAATGTTTGATGTAGTGCCGGTGTCGTCGATAACCTCAACAACCCAGTATTCTTTATTGTTCTTTGTTTTCCTCGGGACAATCTTACGAGGGATAAACCAAGTCACCTTCAAATCAGGGTCAAACTCACCAATTGGAGGAATCATGTTTTGATATAACTTATCCATGATACTTTGATTCATGACTTCTGACATTGGAAACACACCTGTGAGTTCAACGGTGTATTGAATGATGTCTTCCTCTTCGAAGTCGCCTTCTGGACGATACAACTCAATGTTTTCTTCGAATTTCTTTAGTTTGCGAGGTCGGTCAACAGCGACGGCAGACCAGAAGTGCTTAAGCCCACTAAAGCGGTTATCTACAAGCCCATTCATTGCCCCTGAGCGCACAAGAACATCAAGTGCCTTCTTGTTAAGCTTAGAGTAAACCATGTTTTCATTGAAGATGAAGTCCTCAACTTTATTAAATGGGCGGTTGCCTAAGATTTGCTGAATAGCCGCCTCACCAAGTCCCTTGATAGAGGTTAGAGGCTGAATGAGTGTCTTGCCATCTTCGGAGATTTCCCAAACACGACCAGAAGTATTCACATCCAACTTTTTAATATTGAAACCAAAGCCTTTGGCAATATTAATTGCTTTCTCTTTTCTACTCTCGGGCTCTTTGTCCAAGAATGCTGCCATCCACTCTGCGGGATAGTGATGAGCCAGCCAAGCGCACTGATAAGACAGCATAGAATAAGAAACAGCGTGTGACTTATTAAAGCCGTAGCCTGAGAAATATTCAAACTTATCCCAAATGCCTTGGGCGATATTTTGACCAATACCCTTTTCAACACATCCAGTAATAAACTTGGAGTGAATCTTCATTTTGGCTTCGTGCCCTTTGCCTGTTCCCTTCTTAGTAAGGAGCTTGCGGAGCTTGTTACCCTCGTCCAAAGACAGATCCTTGCCGAGTTTATGGGCGAGGATAGCGATCTGCTCCTGAAAGATAAGAAAGCCGTATGTTTCCTCGGTTACCTCTTGAATGAGAGGATGGTCGTACTTGATATATTGTGGGTGCTGTTTTGCCTCCACATATTGGTCATCAACCTTTGCAGAGAGTGGACCAGGGCGAAAGATGGAAGTAATGGCAGAAATGTCCACAATGCTGGTGGGTTTTGCTCGCTGGCAGAAGCCCTGAGCGCCCTTCTCTGTAAACTGGAAAATACCAGCCCATTTGCCCTTGTGAAAGATGTTGCTGTAAACTTCCTGATTCTCCAAATTAATAGAGTCTGGGTGCAGATTCTTATTGTAATAATCCCTTACATCGTTAAAAGTTGGCTCTGGATTGTTGTGATGTCGCTTGAGAACATGACGGATTGCTCCATCAAGCATTGCAAGCGTAGAAAGCCCAAGGATATCGAACTTAATAAAACCCATCGGCTCAAGGTGGCGAACATTTTGACCCTCTGCCCAAGGCGTCTGACGGACACCTTTGGAGTTGATCAAAGGCATCCAATTATCAAGGTTTTCTCCGACCACCACACCGCCTGCGTGACGGGAACAAGAACGCACCTGACCATATAACATATCGATATGATTAGCAATATTGGTATATTTGTTCAAGAACGCTTGTAGGGTTGGAGAGTATTCTTTTGTCTCCTCAAACGTGGGCGTGTACACACCTGCTTTAATGCCGTGTGCCTTCTTGGCGGCTGGTGTTGCCTCCAAAAGCATCTTGCCTGTGACCTCGTTCACTTCCTTGAACGGGATGCCGTAAAACTTGGAAATATCCTTAATAAGAGATCGCAACTGAAGAGTATTCCAGTTAGAGATTGGAACAACTGTAGTGTCGCCCCACTCCTTAATCAACCGCTCTTTTAGGTCCATCGGTGCTGCTACATCGTAGTCAATATCTGGATAGTCAGTAGCATCAGAACGAAGAAAGCGGGAGAACAGAAGACCATACTTAATTGGGTCAATCTGAGTGATTCCAAGGGCATAAGCCACAAGTGAGCCTGCGGCAGAACCACGACCTGGACCTGTGAGCATGCAATCGTTTGCTCGGTCGGCAATTGCCTTCATTGTTAAGAAATATTTTGAGAAACCTCGATCATCAATAACACTTAGCTCGCGACGGAGGCGATCAGAATATTCCCTGTTATTGTGCAACCCCTGTTGGCGCAAGCCTTCGAGAGACATATTAACCAGTGCTTGGGTCGCAGTATATCCAGCAGGAACAACAAAATCAGGAAGACGAACCTTGTTATCGGGTAAAAAGTCGTCGATTCGTTGATGGGCGATTTCGTGAGTGTGGGTGATGGACTTCATAACAATGTCGTCATCGTAGTCTACGCCGCATTCTTCTGAATACTTCTTATAAGACTCCCACATTTGGTCGCCGTTCTTCGGGTAAAGCTCATACCCAATCTCGTCAACGCCAATCGGAAGTTCGGTGCTCTCGTAAGATGGAGCAGCCTTACCAAGCCAGCCAAGACGTTTATAAAGTTCGCGGTCTTTCCACGCATCTTTACTTGGATAGTGGCTATCAGCCGTAGAAACAAGACCGATACCAAATTCTTTGTGCATCTGAATGATGAACTTATTAATAATGTGCTGCTCTGGAACATTATTCCACTGCAACTCGCCATACCAACGATCTCCAAAGATGGACATCATCTTGCGAGTTGTTTCACGCATAGCCTGAAGGACTGCCTCTTCACCAGCTTCGCGGTTTTCCCAGTAATTACCAGAATACACGCCGCCGAGGCAAGCCGAAGCAGCGATAACTCCCTCTCCATACTTCGCAAGGAGATCATAGTCCATGCGAGGATAACGATAGAAGTTTTCGCTCTTGTAGCTCTCAGAAATCAACTTAAAGATATTCTGAAGTCCTGTTTGATTTTGTGCGAGGAGGATAAGATGACGACGACGGCGCAACACATCTTGGACTTTCTTACTGGAATTCTCGTCTTCTACAGTGGCGCCGCTCAACTCCGAACCTAGAGTTTTGGCACGCTTCTTGTCCTCAAGGGCTTTCTCATACTCTTTGCGCCAATCAGAGATAGACGGAATAAAATATGCTTCCGTTCCGAAGATGGGCTTAAAGTTCTTGCCCTCTTCTTTCATCTTTTTGGCATGGAGCACTTGATGAGAAAGACCATTGGCGTTTCCGTGATCGGTCAATGCTAATGCATCACCACCATTTTCATAACAAAAGTCCATGTGGTCTGGGGGATACCCAAGTGCGTCAAATAACGAACCTGCCACGCTATGTGCGTGCAGCCCTACAAATGGAATTTCACTTTTTACTCGGTCGTTCATCTTACCCTCCTCTAATTCTTACAGTGCGCGTGTGAATACGCTATCAATCTCGGTCAAAATCTTAGTTCGTGTCTGTGGATCTAAATCCAGCACTTCTGTGATACGATATCGCATTTGACCAAGGACACTCCCAAAATGTCGTGTCTTTGCACGCTCTGTATCAAGTTCCTGTTTTAACGAATCAATCTGATTCTGTAGATCCGTTGTTGTGTTCGGTGTCACCGATGTTGTCTTTGTTGGCATTTTCTACTCCTAAACCATTCCATTCATGGTATTTTAATAAGCCTTTATAAGGACGTTGTATTGTCTTTGATTCTTCAGATGCAAAATAGCCGGTATAGCCATCCCAACTTGATAAGTCGTGATACCACTCCAACTCTTTTGTATTTGACTCTAATATTATAACAGGTTTAAATACTTTGTCAAGAGAAAAATGACGTGCAGACCATCTTTTTTCAAATGGTAGTCTTTCTGTAGGTATTTCGTTGTTGCTGTCCTTCCATTCTCTCGTTCCCTCTTTCCTAATCACTTGCCTGCTTTTAATAAAATCTTCGGGTCCAAATGTGAACCCCATGTATTCGCCGTCTTTCAATGTTTTACCATTATAACAGAAAAAGAAGTTGTTGTCACTAGAAATTAATTTTCTATGCACTCTCGGTGCGTTTTCTGGGTAAATACTAAGCGGAAAAGAAACATAGTATTTATCTGGCGTGACCCATACGCTCATTTGTTTGCTGATCCAGTATGCGGTGTTTGCCCCATGGAGTATACTCCAAGCATAGCAGTCAACCCGATCACGATCTTTTGGATGAACTGGGACATAATAAATTGGTATTTGTTTTCTTTCTTCTTCCGGGTTTAAAGACAGAGTTCTGCCATACCAAATAGGGTCTTGCACCATTTCACCTAATCTGTGGCGAATGAGCGGCTGAACATCTTCATTGCAAACAATCCAAATCGTCTCACAACCCGCATAAGCACATTCCATCACACTTCTCTCCAAGGCAGTATAATTTTCTGCGATGGGCATCAAAACATTGTCCCACTGGAAGCCAAAATCGTGCTTGTGCCCAGCGACAGGAATAATTCCTGCCAAATGAAAAGATGTTAATTTGACGGTTGGTTTTGGTTCCATTAAAGTGCGTTCAAAAGCTTGGTTGGGTAAGAATTGATTTTTATGTCGCTGTTTGACATAATCTGCTCTGGGGTGTCATAACAAAAGTTAATCTTTTTGGTGTTTCGATATTTCGACATCGGAGGTGGTACAATTTCACGTTTTACAAAAGTTATCTTTGGAGATAACCACTTGAAAGGCTCTTGTGACCTTTCTGGATAGTTTGGATTTTTGCCGTTTTTTGGACCCCGAATTCCAGCCTCCTTCATGCACTTCAACACCTTAAAGCGAGCATATGTATCAGAGTTTTGGTATTCGTACTTTGCCTCGTCTGATGTTAGGCAAGATATTGCCACCAAATCCTTGAATTGTTGATTTACGTCAGGTCGCTTTGACTCGTACAAAAATATCTGGTTTATAAAATCGCCCTCAGTCTGAATATAGTCCAATTTGGTGCCGGATCCCTGGTTAATCTCAAACCAGTCTAAAATCTGTGTTTTTTGATTTTTATTATCTTTTAAAATACTCGATAATCCCGATATTTTTGTATCATCAAACACGATCAGTTCATCATATTCGACTTTGTAAACTCTATTGTGCTCTGTAATAATTTTCAAGTGTTTTTTATCAATATGAGCCGATTTTGCTAAATTTGAAAACGGCACAAGTCCAGACAGGGACAACAAGACCATGATTTTCTCGTATACCTGCTGTTTTGAAGGTCCAAACACGGCAACCCCTTCGTCAGACATTTTCAAGTCATAACGCAGGGGTTCTATTTTTAGTAAACTAAGATCGGTATTGGGTTTAAAAAACTCAAATGGGTGGATTTTACGCCTTTCAACATAAATCATTGGTATTTGATTATAAAAACAATAAAGTGCCGAACTTAGTGAGCACCCAAGTGCTATTTTTCCGTATCGGAACATTTAGTTTCTTTGTTCTCTTCTTTCTTCTCGGTTTTCTGCTCTACTGATCCCGAAATCTGTTCTTTTTCTTTTTTGAGGGGTCGGTCATAAGTCATGAAAAAGTCGTAATAGTGGTGCGTCAATTGTTTACTCCGTGACTTGTGCAATTACATAGTTGTCTAAGATGAGGTGGTGCTTTTCTCCATTGTGCTCCACTTCTTCAATCATGGCACGATCAACGAGGATGCGACTTCCGACTGATAGATTTTCAAAACGGCAATCTTCGGCTGTATTGTGAACAATGGCGGTGCAGTATTTGCCCTCTACCTTTGTATAGTCTTCAGGTAGTAGAATTGCTGATTGTTCTTTTTTCTTTTCCCTCTCAATAAATTCTGGTGTGATTAAAATGTGCCTGTTAAATGGCTGTAGCATAGTTTTTCCTTTTTTGTCGTACATATTACGATGAATTGTCATATCATCCACATTTTGAATAGCCGCAATTGCGGCAAGTTAAGCAACCCTCAACATAAATAAGTCCATCGGCGCCGCACTCGGGGCAGATCTTGTCGCTTGCTGCCGATCCATCGGTGATGTAGTTTTTAAGAACCCTCGCGACACACTTGGCGAACGAGAACATGTCGCTGTCTCGGTCTTTTTGCATTTGTTCAACAACATATTGAATGTCTGCTCCATGTCGTAGCGAAAGTGAGATAAGGCGAGTAAAGGCTGCGTAGTTTGGATTATCAAAGACTTTGACAAGATCCTTTACAACAATTGTATCACCATTCTTGCCAACTCGCAAGTCATAAACTGAATTCTTTGTTTTTCGAGGGTGCTTTACAAGAATCCCTTCAGTATGCTTTGTAGGGATCTCAATTAAGTTTGATAGACCCCCCATAACTTCGTAAGGTTTGCCGTCAATCATGCCCACTAAAATAATCCACTTCTCTCCCTGAATAGTTGTATGATGAATGTTACAGGGCAATTCAGAGGGGCGTTTTACAGCCTGGTGTTGTGGGAAAGATTCTTTTTCTTCCTCGGTGTTTGTGACAAGGACGCCGGTACGCGAACCATCAACATAAACAGTGATGCCCTTTAATCCAAGTTTCCAGCCAAGTTGGTAAAGGCGAGAAACAACCTCTGGATTGGTGCCCTTGGGAAGATTAATTGTTGAGCTAATTGAGTGGTCAATATGCTTCTGAATTGCTGCCTGAATTTTTACTCGGTTTTCCCAGTCAATAGCGTCGGATTCCGTGAAAAAATCAGGAATCTCGTCGGTGTTATTAGCGTCAAGATAATCCCGAACATTATGGTGAAAAACTTCATATTCAGTCCATTTATCACCCAAATCATCAATGAAATCGGCTTGTATATCTGTTTCGTTGTGAGACAGCTTACGGCGCCGAGTATAAGTGTTTCGGAAAACAGGCTCAATACCAGATGAAGTCTGAGAGAGGATAGAAACAGAGCCGGTTGGCGCATTGGTCAAGATTGAGATATTCCGTCTTCCATGCTGAGCAATGAGTGCTTGCAGTTCCGGTGGGAGAGATTGGATAAAAGCGTTATTCTTCTCCTTTTCCCAATTAAATACTGGAAAAGCACCTCGCTCCTCGGATAAGCGGACGCTCTCTGTATAAGCGGCGATTTTAAAAGTTTCATAGATTTTATCAATCACTGACATCGCTTCTTTAGAGTCATAAGCTAAGTTAAGACATGCCAAAGCATCTGCCAAGCCATGTGTGCCTAAACCAGTTCGTCTTCCATTAACACAGGCAGTCTTCAGTTCCTCCCAAAGCTCGACTTCATCGGAGGTGTCACAGGCTTTAATAATATTATCAAGCTTTTCTATTTCAAGTTCCACTAAGTCATCAGATAGTCTCATAGCCTTTGCAACAGTTTCCGAAAATCTGGAAAAATTGAACTCCGTATTTTTTTGGAACTTTCGATCTACGAAGCTTTTTAGATTCACAGAAATCAATCGACACGAATCGTAAGCCGAGAGCGGGATTTCTCCGCAAGGATTGGTACAAATCGTCTTGAAGCCGTCATCGGCATATGCTTCGGCAGGGAGATATTTTTCAATATTACCCCACATCAAAAGTCCTGGCTCTGCTGTCTTGGTAGCTGATTCTACGATTTGCTGCCAGAGAGCGGCGGCTTCCACTTGTCTTGTGTATTTCGGGTTTTCTGAGTTAACAGGAAACCGAAGAGTAAATGTTCCATTGTTCTGTACTGCCTCCATGAAGTCATCGCTAATTTTAACAGACACATTTGCACCCGTGACTTTGGTTAGATCGTGTTTCATGGTCACGAACTTCTCAATATCAGGATGGCGAATATCCATCGAAATCATAAGTGCGCCACGGCGTCCGTTCTGACCAATCATACGGCAAACATATGAATATAAGTCCGCAAACGACCAAGCACCTGTGGTGGTGCCTGCGGAATTATTAACGGGTGTGCCTTCGGGACGAAGCTCACTAAGATCAAGCCCTACGCCACAGCGTCTTTTAAATAGGTTGGCAAGAGATTTACCGGAATCAAGAATTGAAGAAATATTATCGTCTGGGGAGGCAACGACCACACAATTGGAAAGTGAGACATTGACATGGTTGTTTCCAATACCCATCATAGGTGAGCCTTGAGGTACAATATATTCAAAATTCTTAATTAAATCAAATATTTGCTCCTCAGACAGAGCACTTTTGCCGCCAAACTTTGCCTCAATACGGGCAAACTCGGATGCGATGCGGTGGTGCATATCATCTGGTGTTTCCTCTAAAACCTTTCCACTCTGATCTTTCAAAGCATATTTTGTTAGCCATACATTTGACGCTAACTCATCACCACCGAAGTAGTCTTTTAATTTTCCCAATTTATTTCCCATCCTTGAATTGTTTATATCTTTCTTTTAATTTCTCTGACTGCTGTTTCGCGGCATTAACTTGAATTTCACCGATTGTTTCGCCCGTCGAAGGTAGCACATCAATCTTAACTCTGCTGAGATCCATTTTGGCTGGATAAACAAGCCCGTCTGGACCGAATCTGTTCTTGGCAACGAATAGCCGCCCTGTATTATTGTTCTTATCGTCAATTGTTCTGGATACTGAACAAATAAAGTCAGCAACAAAACATTTGCTGTATGCCTCGGAGATTGCCTCCAGGGTTACAACTTCTGCGTTTAGACCTGAACGATTAGTTTGAGATGCAGTCCAGACTGGGCATTTATTTTCTTGTGCTGTTGCTCGCAATTCTTCATAAATAGATTCCAAGTCGTGCCTCTTTTCTCTCGTAACAGTAACAGGTCTCAACAAGTCTCCATAGTCTACCAGAATCATGTCAACTTTTATATCTCTTTGTTTAAGTTTTTCCAGATGATTTTTAATTGTCTGGGTGCTGGCAGATTTTGTTGGGTACTCTTTAATAATTAGGCGCCCAGGTACTTCCTGTACCTTTTCGTAAATCATTTCTTTAAAAGAATGCATCTCGGAAAGGGAGACGCCAGTAATACAGCTATCATAGCGAATACCAATACTGGTGTCTTGAAGCTCAAGTGTGTAATGTACAACCGTCTTTCCCTGTAAGAGTGCCTGTGCTCCAAGATGTACAAGCACCATGGACTTACCAGCACCTGTTGGTGCGATCACAACACCAAGCTCACCATTTCCAATACCGCCTCGGCAAAGCTGATCAATCTCATCCCACCCAGTGCTGACTGGATCACGGGCTTTTATCTCGAAACGCTTTTCAAAATCTGCAACATAATCATAGCCAAAATCAGAATTACTGCCGAGTTTAACAGCATCGGTTATGACTTTTGCAACCTCATCATATGATGAACTTTTCAGCAAACCCACGGACTTAATCATAGCCTCTTTTAGCGTTTGCTTGCGACAAAAGTCAAGCGACGTATTTTTGATGAAGTCTTCATCTCTTACATCAGTGTTATAAATTCGTGAAAAATAATCTCGGGTCTGCTTCTTTACCGCATCTGTTTCTTCTTCTAACCCAGTACGAAGAATCGTCAAAAGAATCTTAGCAGTTGGATGAACACTATATTCCTTTTTATAATCAAAAATCTTGCCGACGAATACCTGTAAATATTTTAGTTCAAAATAATCCGTCTCCAGCACCTCTTGGATCTGGTCTGAAAAAGCCCTATCTTGCAGAATGAGGGCGGCAAGACCCTCTTGAAAAGATTTGCCGTATTTGCTAAAATTAGTATGCTCTTGCGAGTTCAAATGTACACCTGAATATTATATTACATAGGTATTATAACACAACTGGGTCGTGTGTCAAATAAATAATTATTTATCTTCGTTCCACTCTTCTATAAACGATTCGCCAGTAAGTTCTTCAAGTTTGCGAATCATCTTTTCCATATTAACACGAAACACCTTACCAGTTTTAACATTTTTTGAAAAATATTCCCACTCGCCCTGTTCGTTATGTGGTGAGATTTTTGTAACATTGCCCGCCTCGTCCCTAACAAACACTTCAGCCTCGTTTGCTAAATTGTTTTTGGAATAAACATGAGCATGATCATCTAATGTTGATGGGTCGCTGCCTTGTTTTAGCACTATTCTATCTTGAATGTGGAGACTGCCAGTTATCATAACTTCTCCTGTGACATCAAGTGCCCCGTTTGCTGTTGTTGAGCCATGCGGCTGACTGATTCCCACTCTTTGGCTGGAGCCGTAAATTCTAATTGTGTTCTGATTGTTGGTTCTTAATATTATATCTTTTGAGTTCTCGTTTTCAATAAAAAAATGCTCTGCACTATTAATCTGCATTGCAGCAGCGGCGCTGCCGTCTTTAAAAAAAGCGATTTCTTTTAGATTATCAGCGTCTCGGGTGTGTAATACGAGTAACGATTGTGCCGAACCTGTAATCTCAAGAGAGCCTGTAATTGTTGCTCCGTAGTTATTAACAAGGAGTCGCTGGGTTCCTCCTGTTTCCAAACTAACCTGATCTTCCTCAAAATCAATTCCTGTGCCCGCATCTCCCTCGAACTCAATGTCTCCGAACTCGCGTCCACCCCTTGAAAATTTATAAGCCATCAAAAACCCTCCAACATAAATAGTCTACAAAAAAAAGGATGCCCCCCACAAGGAGGGGCACCCAGGAATATCCAAATAAAATTGAATAAGAGTATGGTCTAGACGATACCCCAGTTGTTAGCAACAAGGTATACGAAACTCGCAGCAGCGTAGTCAGACTCAAGTTCGACAGAGGTAAGTCCGTCAATTGTGTGTGAACCAGCGCGTGCGACTGTAAGCTTTTCGCCGTCAGCCAAGTTACCAGCCTTGACAACAACAACATCACCAACAGATGGTGAGGCAGGAAGTGTCACGGACTTGGAAGCAGAGCCAGTCATATAGTTGTAACCTTCGACCAAGGCAGTGGTATTAACAGCGCCGTCAGTACGAATTGGAGTAACCTCTCCAGATTGAATGGAAAGAACACCCGCACTAGCGTTGAGACCAGAACCAGCGATTCCAGACACAAGGTCAGCAATGCTTTCTTTCTTAGAAAGGTTAGAGTCGTTAGCGTCAACAATAGCGATACTATCGTTAGCAACATCAACAGCGGCAGCAGTCAACTCGTTGAGGTCAAGAGCAAACTTGTTAGCACCATTTTTGATACCATCACCAGCAAGACCGGAAACGACATCAGCAACAGACTCTTTCTTCATCAAGTTATCATCAGCATCCAAGATGTAGAAGAAGTCAGCACCCTCTGCGATTGTTGCAGCAGCAACACCATCAAGGCGAACTGTACCAGCAGCGAGAAGATTACCAGAACCAGAAAGGTTTCCAGCAGTAATGTGCTTGTCAGCATCAATGAAATCACTGTTATCAATTGCGAAAGAGTGAGCATTGACAGCAAGAGCGTCAATCTCTCCAGAGGAAGAAAGCTCACCAGCAATTTGAAGCGCTCCATTAGCAAGTGTCAAGAGATCTGCATCTCCTGCGGTTCCAATGACACCACCTGTGTCGATTGTAAGACCGCGACCGGCAAGACCAGCAGAGCCTGAAACAGAACCAGCGGCTGCGCCGATGTTTCCGCCAGTTGCAGACAAACCAGTGCTAACTTGGGCAGCACCAGCAATGACAAGCGAGCCATTGTTAAGGGTCAAGAGATCTGTGTCTCCAGCAGTACCAATAACACCACCTGTGTCAATGCGAAGTCCTCGACCATCAAGTCTTTGAGAACCAGAGACAACACCTGCAACACTAACTTTATTAGCGTCAAGTTGCACAAGGTCAGCATCAGCACTTGTACCAAGCTTTCCACCTTCGTCAATTGTTACTCCACGACCAGCAAGACCAGCAGAGCCTGAAACAGAACCAGCGGCTGCACCGATGTTTCCACCAGTTGCAGACAAGCCAGCGCTAACTTGGGCAGCACCAGCAACAACAAGTTGATCATTGTTAAGTGTCAGGAGGTCTGTATCTCCTGCGGTTCCAATAACACCACCTGTATCGATACGAAGACCGAATGCGTCAGAGCGAGCGGAACTCGAAAGGGAAGCAGCAGTAATGTTACGGAAGCCAGAAGCATCTTTATTAGCGTCTACGACAACAGCCTTAGAAGCAGCAACAGTACCAGCGGTAATGCCATCAATTTGCTCCAAATCAGCTTCAGCCATGCTTGCGTTTCCAATAACAAAAGCGCCTGTGGCGGTTACATTACGGAAACCAGTGATGTCTTTGTCGGAATCAACGATAACTGCTTTACTGGCAGCAACTGTACCGGCTGTAATGCCGTCAAGTCCAGCAAGCTCGGTTTCGTTAATTGTAGTGCTACCAATTTTAATAGATTCAGCGCCAACCTCAAGTGTTGTACATTGAATTAAAGAAGCACTCATTGCGACAGAAGCAGTCAATTGACCAGTAACAAGAAGCGAGCCATTGTTAAGAGTCAAGAGATCGTTGTCTCCTGCGGTTCCGATGATACCAGAAGTATCAATGCGAAGTCCTCTAGCATCTGCTCGGGTAGAAGCAGAAAGAGCACCTGCGATGGCAACATTGTTAGCAGTCAGTGCGATGAGATCAGTATCAGTAGTAATACCAATCGATCCACCAACGTCGAGTGTAAGACCGCGACCAGCGAGTCCAGCAGAACCAGAAACAGAACCAGCGGCTGCGCCGATGTTTCCACCAGTTGCAGACAAGCCAGTGCTAACCTGAGCCGCACCAGCAATAACGAGTGAGCCGTTGTTAAGTGTCAAGAGATCATTGTCTCCTGCGGTTCCGATGACACCGCCTGTGTCGATGCGAAGACCCATTGCGTCTACGCGAGCGGAAGCAGTAAGTGCGGAAGCTTGCCCTGCGGCGTTTACGAATTGTCCCTTACCTGCAACTGCGACTTGATTAGCAGTAAGTGTTAAGAGGTCGGTGTCAGTTGAAATACCAACTTTACCGCCAACGTCAAGAACGAGATCTCGACCAGAAATGGACGTTGAACCAGAAATGGATGTCACATTACCAAGAGCGCGGGAAGAGTTAAGGATGGTGTTACCATCGTGCTTTAACTCGAATTCTCCAGAGCCATCATCTTTGATGTCAATGGAGCCCTCTTGATCTAATGCACCAGAAAGGATTGCTTGTCCATGTTGAAATTTATAAGCCATATTTTGTTTATCTCCTATAGTTTAAAATATGTGGACGCAGGTTTCCACACGCAGACGCACCACTAGTGTGCATCCGAAATGTGTTAGCCCCATCCACTCGTATATAGGAGAGGTTGTCGTCAATTTACAAAATATTTTAAATTTAATTAAAGACTAGAAAATAAAATATTTGCTCACACCATCTGTGTACATGTGGATTGCGGCATAAGATGATTCTAATCTAATCTCAGCCTTTCCATCAATTGTTTGCCCACCCACTGTAGGACGAATAATAACATTGTTTGCTGGGGCGACACCGCCCTCATCTTTAAAAACCCAAGTCTGACCCTCGGTTGCTGTTGAGGCATCTGGGAGTAAAATTGTAAATGAACCTGCACTAGTATCTGCTGCTACAAGGTAATCAGTTGTCGTTAGTGTGTAATTACTGGTTCTTACAAAACGCTTGTGAATTAAACCGCCACTTAATTCAGAAATTCCCTCAACATTAAGAATGAGCGAATTTGGATTACTACCACTAAAAACAACACTACTGGTTGCAAGTTGTTCACCGCCAGCCGATTGAGAGAAGATACCGCCACCTGTGCCTGCTGCGGGGGAACTGGCAGTGTAGGTATTGAAGTCAGTTCTCGGTGTAAAACTGGTTGCGGCACTGGCAGTGTAAGTGTTAAGCTCCACTTTGGTTGAGAACTGGGTCGCTGCACTAGCCGTGTAAGTATTAAATTCATCTCTTTGTGGAAAATCTCTCTCCAAGGATCTTAGATACCCTCTTGGTAACTTGCCACCGAAACCCATTACCCTACTCCCAAGGAGCCTGACCAGTTATGCTCTAATTGATTAGAGTGAATGCCGGTCATACCTGCAATAACAGAGGCTGAAGATGACACGGCTGTGTGTGCCATCAAATAAAGACGACTGACCTTATAATCTGCTGTGAAGTTTTCATCGTTAAAAAGTACGATATAGTTTGTACCCTTTACGCCATTTTCAGAAAAGCCTACACGCAGAGGGGCATCATCTAAATCAACCGAGACTTCGTTTTTTATAACAATAAATTTTGATACTCTATCAAAATTAATTTGCAACACAACTGGACTGCTGGCAAAGTCAGGTCCAGGGTTGATATCAAGCGAGGCTGTAGCGTAAGGGCTCGAACTAACTTGGAACGAGCCTACGTTGTGTAATCCCGACTGATATGAATTAAACGTTGCCATTATTATTCCTTGGTGTTTTGCTGCTCTTTGATTGAAAGCATTTTATCGTAAGCCTCTCGTTTAGCATCAGAAAGCTTGCCGAGGTAGTCATTTCTTCTCAGCACTTTAAAAGCGAGGTTTTCAACAGAGTATGCACCAACTGTTTCTAATCCTGTTTTTCTCATTTTACTGATTTTAGCTTTTAGTTTTTCTGCGTATTTTTCTGCCTCTTCGTACTTGCCCTCATCAAGAAGCGGCTGAAGGCGATCAATTTGATCCATAAGACCGGCTGCTTTTTTCTTTATATTGTCCTTGTCAAAGTCTTGCTTGTCAAGGGTAGGCTTTTTAATCCAGTCATCATTAAGCACTGAATAAAGACCTTGTGCTTCGTGGGGATCATTAATATCTTGCACATAAATCTCAACTTCGTAGCCCTTAATAAGAATATCGTGAAGACGATTCCAGATAGACTTCATGGCGTTAAAGTATTCTCGTACCAAATCAACCTTGTCATCGACATTGGAAAAGTCAACAAGAATATGGAGGTCTACATCTGAAAACTGAGAGTAGTTGTGGGCAGCCAGTGAGCCAGTGAAAGTAATATCATCATACTCAGTGTCACCGACTTCAAGAGAGTCCCAGAAATCATTAGCAATTGCCATTAGTTTAGCACGAATCTCGGGATCTAATCTATCGTCCTCTTGATTCCAAAAGTCTTGGTTGAGTTCATCGTGAAACTCAAAACTTGACAGATCCACGGACTCAGGATCGTTGTCTTCGTTTATAAAATTTTTAAAGCCCTTAACGAGAATTTCAGAGTTCAAATTTGTTTTATTTGACTCTCCGAAAGTTTCTCTCCATTTGTTGTATAGTTTCATGTTAATAAATAGTTTTATATTCGGGAATCTGCTACAATCTTATTCATCCAAGCATACATATCGACGAAGTTTACAACACCAAATCCATCTTCAATCATCATTGCCTTTACATTTGTTTTGGCAAATTCTGGCTTAAAGTTGCCAAGTGCATAATTGATCTTCTGTCTACCCTGTACACTAACTGAGGGTGTGTAAAGCTGCATGAGCCTGTAGTTCTCTTCTACCACTGCTCGTTTTTCAAGTACATTCGTGTATGCCTTGACTTTACCTGCGTGTTCTTTGGAATATTTCATCAATGTGTCAATGTCATATGAGACATCTTCAGCTAAGAACGGAAAACGTTTTGAGATTGTCGGGAGCCCAACGCCTCCAACGCCTGGAAGATTGTCTGACTTGTCTCCTGCGATGGCTCTGGCAAGGGCAAAGTTTTTTGGATGAATGCCATGTTGTTCCACAAGCCCCGTCTGGTTGATGATTTGCTTCTGGATGGGTCGAAAGACAATGGTTTCACCGTCACACAACTGAAAGAAATCTTTGTCTGATGAGACAATAACTTTTTGCCATCCAGCAAAACTTGGATGCTGTACGACGACACTAATAATATCATCTGCTTCAACAGCGGGTAGCATCAACTGGACAATCGGCAGTTCGTTAAGATATTCAACGAGGCGTGTCTGTTGCCAGATCTTATTAGAAATCTCTTCGTTTTCAGTTAGGTTGCGAATATCGCGGTTCAGACGAATAGGCTTACGACCTTCTTTATAGCCCTTGTTTTGTGACTTTCGTCTTTGGCTACCACCTTCACCATCCCAACAGATGACAACTTGGTCAGGCTTTGTTTCCCTGATAAGTTTCTGGAGAGACTGGAGGAAGCCTTTAAGCCCTCCAATGGGTTGTCCGTTTGTAGATAAACTTGGGTTCACGATGTAGTTTCGGAACATCAAGTTGAGAGCGTCAATTACTAATAGTCGTTTCATAATAGATGGTGCTTGAGGCGGGAATCGAACCCGCATGCCAATACTGGCGAGGGATTTTAAGTCCCTTGTGTCTACCAATTCCACCACTCAAGCTTAATAATAATATACCATTACTTTGTGGTGTTGTCAAGGGTTATTTTAAATAAAAAAATGCCCCCAACTTGTTTTCTGTGGGGGCATTTTGATTATCGTCGGTGTTGATGGCGACGATGACGAGCTTGCCTGGGTGGAGGCACTGGTCGCTTACGTCCTTTAACCCAGCGAACATGTGTGCGAGGATTGCGATTCAACATATGGCGTTCAACATACTGAATACTCCAAGATCCACGTACCCAAACACCATTAGCTCGATAATAGCCTGGTGTCCAAACCCAAGCTTTAACTTGGTGGGCAGGCACACGAACGTGCGTTTGTTGTGGTGGATGAGCGTGCGCAACACACCCAGAAAGAAATGCTCCGAAAAGAGCGGCGGTAATAAGTGATTTCATTGTTTTAACTCCTGTTCTATAGACGTATAACTAGTTTTATTATTCATCATTTTCTTCATAAAAATCTGCTGCGTTTCCTTCGCGCTTGTCAAACTTATAAATAACTTCCTCGTCCATAATCTCATGGACCCTTGACCGGAATTCTTCTTCTGCCATTCGGTCAGTCCACTTCGTTGCTTGGAACTTCGCACCCAAGGCATTCCCAGAGGAGTCCAAGAGAGTATACCAGGCACCTGTGCGAACCAAATTGGATGAGCCAGCGATTGCATCAAACAAGCTTTCATCATCCTGAATGCCAATCTCATCTCCCCAAAGGATTCGGAAGTTACACTGCCGACCTTGAGTACCAAAGCGAGATTTCTCCAACTTTACCTTAACCTCTGAACCGATGCGAAAGCCCTTATCATCAGTAACAAAAGATGCCTTGGCTTTTCGCCCAGTCAGCCAGATGCGAAGTGAGTATGCATAAATCATAGCCTTTCCGCCTGGTGTGACATAAGGGGTCGTCATAGCCTCAGAAGGCGAACGAGTGATGTTTGACTTCAACTGGTTAAGAACCAAGAAGGTAGACTGCGAGTTAGCAATGGGTACAGTCAACTTAGACATGCCCTTTGCAAGAATGCGAGCCTTCATAGCCATAGAGGACTGAGGGTTGAAATCTCCTTCAATATCCGAGATAGCTGGAGTCAGAGCCAAAGAGTCCCAGATAAACAACATACGATTGTCATTGTTTGCCAAGAGATCCTCGATAGTCTCCAAAACGAATTCAACAGAAGCTGCCTGAACATAAAGAAGGCTGCTCAAGTCGCAGCCCGCTTTCTCAAGGAAAGCCGGATCAATCGCAGACTCAGAGTCAAAATAAATAACATCCATTCCCATCTTTTGAGCGTTCGCAGCAACTTGGGCTGCCATATAAGACTTTCCTGTTGCTTCAAGACCTGCGATCTCAACAACCTTACCAACGGGGATGCCAGAAAGTTTACCACGACAAATAATTGAGTCCAACCAGCGAGAGCCAGTTGGAATCCACTCTTTAACCTCGGTGGGGTTTTGTTCAGTCAAGTCGTGAGCGACATTCAGACCAGCCCTTTTATTAATAAGGGCACGCATATCAGATAAGTTTAACTTACCTGCTTTTGTAGTTTTAGCTTTCGCCATTCTCATTTAATCTCCAAAATAAAAGTGTGAGGCACCTGATAACCCTGTGCCTCCCTGTGGGCGCGGGGATTACGCTCCCATGAGTTCGTTGAAGGCAGCGTCAACAGAGGACACTGTGTCAGTGGAGGGAGGAGGGGTTGTGGTTGAACCAGTCCCCTCGTTGGTGCCTTCTTCACCAAGCAGGTATGCGTCTAACATAGCGCCTACTTCTGCTGGCGTTTTACGCTCAAAGAGCGTGTCGAATTCTGGAATACTTTCAAGAAATTCCGCGCATCGTTCGTCACCACCAACTGCCTCATCACAGAGGACAGAGGAGCGACGACGTGGAGTAAGCTTCGTTTGTGGGAAGCTTGCTCCGGGTGGCTTACCATAATGAAGAACAAGATCAGTTCCTGTATCAGTATCGGTAATATCTCCATATTCTGGATTAAGGACAAGGTTGAGCAATTGCTCATATACTTGCTTTCCATAACCCCAAATACGAACACCCTTATCTTCTTCACCTCGTACAAGTACGGGTGAGAAAAATCTTTGACGTGCCATAAGCGACTTCGCCATTTTAATACTTTCTTCGGTGCCCTCGTTAAAAAGCTTCCGAACAAAGTCGTTCAGTGGATCCTCTTCACCAAAGTTCTTCTTTGGACTGAGGAAGCCTGGATTGTTTCCTACGTTGTAGTGAAACCAGAAATCCTTGAAGGGATCGCCGTCAGCGGTAGGAACAATACGAATAGTCTGTTCGCCATCTTGTGGACGCCAGAACGTATCGCGGTTACCTCCGCCTTTTCCTTGCAGTGCAGCCCTGCGCTGCTTCATTTTATCTAAATCAATTCCCATTGTCTTTTCTCCTTGTAGTTGTGACTGGTTGGTCTAGAGTCAAAGCGATAACTCTCTCGCTTTGCTATTATAGATTGTAACATAGTTTTATTCTTCTGTCAAAGAATTTTCAAAATAATCTGGATCTATTGGAACTGTGACGACAAATCCTGCTGCCAGTTCACATTGGCATCCGTCATCATCGAGTGCAATAAAGTCTCCAATAAAAAGAGCGCAAGTGACTTCACATCGCCCAACTTTTTTTCCAAGTTCAATTCCGTTTTTATGAACCTGGATTGCTGCAAAGGTGCCAACTAGAGA